CGATAAATGCCTGCACATCAGTACTGCGTTCGCTAGCCATTTTGCTGCTCCTCATCATATCGACCCTGCAAGGTCGGTTGGTTTCTCCACAAAACAGAGAAGAACACCTGCGGTGGCAGCCGCCCGGCTGGATTGGGTTATGAGCCCGTCGTCCGGTGATGCTCTTCTCTGTTTTGTAAAAAGAGCGGTACCAGCCGGAAGCAAGTGTACAAACTGGTACCGCCAAAGCAGTGGCTGTTGTGGTGGGGTTGTCACTCAGGCGTATGGTCAACCTGACAATCCGGTGTCCTCAACGGGGAAAGAGTAACCCCGCCATACTTACCGCCGCGCCATTTCGCGGATTACCACAACGCTGAGAGCACTTAGCAAGTTACGGCACCACACTTTGTCGCGGTTCCATAAATGCCCTCATCGTTGCACCCTGGTCTCTTCCCAGGCGTCAAACCGGATCGCCGCGCTGGTTAGGCGTCTTATCAGCATCATCATTGACTTGCACATTCCGGCTACCTGGTTTTTTTGCCCGAGCAAGGAGTGGATTGTCCCCTTTAACGTCCCCAGACCGCTAACGACGCATGTGCCATACGCCGTGTTACAACCAAATTTTGTTTAATCTTGCCTGCGGCATGTTTCTTTTAGATACATTATGTATCTCAAGGGTACATTGTCAAGTATAAAAAAACCTGCCGAAGCAGGTTATAAATATTGATTAGGCCTTTATTTTGTATCTTCTTGGTTTTCCTGAGAAAATTACTGTACCAATTATAGAGCAATTACCGTTAATCTTAATGTAAGGCTCAGGCCAGTTTGGGTTTAATGCTTTGAGATAACGCTGTGTTCCATCTTCTATCAATCGCTTGAAGGTGGTTTCGCCTGTATCGTGCATCAATGCAATAACGTCGTCACCGTGGCAGGCAGGGACTTCGGGATCAACAAAAATCATGTCTCCCGGGCGGTACTCATCAATCATTGAATCACCAATCACCCGCAAGATATAAGTCATTTCGCCACAGGGTACAGGGCAGGGATAAGTTTCTGCTGTGCTCAAATCAACCTCAGAATAGCCAACTTCTTTCCATGCTCCGGCCTGTACCCATGATATGACAGGGACTAACGTTATTTGTTTGTTAGTGATTGAAACATCAGGTTTTTTTGTGATGTTCGTGGTCTGGTGTTCTTGATCAAGCCATCCGACAGGCAGGTCGAAACATTTTTCGATGTGCCGTGCCATGCTGTCACCGATATTTTTAGTAGCACCATCTCCCATAAACCTGCTGGTCTGGGTTGGCTCGCGATCAATCATGGTGGCAAAGGAAGAATTCCCGCCAACACCATCTCTCAGTTTTCTGGCGTTAGACCGCCGGATGTCATGGACTGTTTTCATAAAGAAATTAAAACCTTTGTACCGATAAGGTACAAGTATCTTGAAGGTTCATATTAATCATGTAATATGTATATTGGAGGTACATATTGTATGAAAGCGTATTGGGACTCTTTAACCAAAGAACAGCAGGGCGAGTTGGCCGGAAAAGTTGGCTCAACACCAGGCTACTTACGGCTGGTTTTCAATGGTTATAAAAAAGCCAGTTTTGTGCTGGCTAAAAAACTTGAGCAATGCACGTCAGGTGCAATTACGAAATCTGACTTAAGACCGGATATCTATCCGAAAGATTAACAGAACACCTTCAATTTTTAACCACAGAACGATGAGGCTAACCGTGGGTAAGTATCACTGGAAAGTAGAAAAACAGCCTGAGTGGTACGTGAAAGCTGTCAGAAAAACTATCGCAGCGTTGCCGGGTGGTTACGCTGAAGCAGCTGACTGGCTGGATGTAACAGAGAACGCATTATTTAACCGCCTTCGTGCCGATGGCGATCAGATTTTCCCGCTGGGATGGGCAATGGTTTTACAGCGCGCGGCTGGCACTCACTACATTGCGGATGCTGTCGCACAGTCTGCTGGTGGGGTGTTCGTATCGCTTCCTGAAATTGAGGAAGTAGAGAACGCCGATATAAACCAGCGCCTGCTGGAAGTCATCGAACAGATCGGGAATTACTCAAAGCAGATTCGTTCGGCAATCGAAGATGGGGTCGTGGAGCCACACGAGCAGACAGCAATTAATGATGAGTTGTATCTGTCAATTTCGAAGCTCCAGGAGCATGCAGCACTGGTCTACAAAATCTTTTGCGCTCCAGAAAAGAGTGACGCCCGCGAGTGTGCAGCTCCGGGCGTCGTGGCGTTTTGTGTCTGTGGAGAAACTAACGCATGAACAGTTTAACGGCAAATAACCGTTTGTCGCAACAGCTGGTGGTCAGTGTCGCTGAACACCTGTTGTTACGGCATGAATGCAGATTACCAAATCACCTGGCTGTAAGTAACCACAGAGAACTTTACCTGACTGTGGGGGGCGAGTTGTGCAGGAACTTAACCGCTGGTTTCGTGACGGAAGAGGGCTTTATGTCCATGTTATTCGTTGGGAGCCAGAAACACAGCGCGTTATCTATCTTCGCAAAGACTACCCGCATGAGTGCTTTAGTCCTTTGTGGAAATTCAGGCGTGATTTTGTTGAGTGTGAAGGACCACCAGCACATTGATTCTGCCATTCCGGGACGTTACACTGTTCAGGCACCTTATAAAGCGGGTGCCGGGCGTGGAAACCCGGAATTCACCAAAGCGCACAACCGCGCTCTTGCGGTTTTTTTGTGTCATGAGCAGCATTACGCCCAAATTATGGTGGGGCGTGCAGGGCCAACTTCGGTTGGGCCGGGTTCTTTGGTGACCGGTATTTCCACCCCTGTACGTCTCACCACCAATAAGGTCGTGGAAAGCCTTGGTGGTGAGTTATTAAAAATCACCAAAGAGGCTGCCATCATGGCTACGATCCCAACCCTCACTCAACCCGAAATTGCCATCGTTGATGGTCAGGCTGTTACTTCATCCCTGGCTGTTGCCAACTTCTTCTCCAAACGTCATGACGATGTTCTGAAAAAGATCCGCACGCTTGAATGCTCCGCATCATTCACTGCCCGCAATTTTTCGGTGAGTGATTACACCGATTGCACAGGCCGCAAACTACCTTGCTATCAAATAACCCGCGACGGCTTTGCGTTTCTTGCTATGGGTTTCACGGGTAAACGTGCTGCCCAGTTCAAAGAGGCATACATCAATGCCTTTAACCAGATGGAGAAACAGCTTTCAAAGCTCGCTGTACCGAGTGACGTTGCACATAACGCCAGCGTTCTCTATTCCTACATTTCATCAATTCATCAGGTCTGGTTGCAGCAGCTTTATCCCATGCTGGAAAAAGCTGAATCACCGCTGGCTGTAAGTCTGTATGACCGAATTAACGATGCGGCATTTCTTGCCCGTCTTATTCATTCGTCGCTGAACTCTTCAGAGGTAAGGGGGCGCAAATGATCCGAAATATTTTCAAACGGTTTACCAATCAAACTTTCCGTTGTCCTCGCCCGGGTCAGTGGTACACCACGCCTGCAGGGCATGTTCTACGTGTTAGCCTGGTTGACCGTGAATGTCAGAAGGTGATTTGTGAACCGCTGGGTCGTAATTACCGCGTCAGTATGCCGCTCATAGCCTTTCGCTCCGGAAAAAACATGAAGCATCTCGGAGGTGCAGCATGAGTATGGAGCTGATGGTTAAAGCGATGAAAATTCGAGTGGGTAATCCATTGCGAAAACTGGTTCTGATCAAGCTGGCTGATAATGCCAGCGATCAGGGTGAGTGCTGGCCCAGCTACCAGCATATTGCTGACCAGTGCGAGATTAGCAAACGTTCTGTGATGAATCATATTGCGGCCCTTTGTGAGTCCGGGCTGGTAAAAAAAGTCACCCGGAAAGGTGAAAAAGGTAACTCAAGTAATATCTATCTCCTTCATCTGGATGGTGCAGGAGATTCACTAGGGGGTAGTGCAAATAATTCACTATCTGGTGCAGCAAATTCACCAGGTAGTGCAGGAGTTGCACCAGGGGGTAGTGCAGGAGATTCACCCAGAACCAGTCACTCTTTTGAACCAGTCAAAGAACCAGTCAATGAACCAATAGCTGTTGGTGCATCTGCTGATGAGTCTGTGCGAGTTCGTTCAAACCGACCGGAATACTCTCCGGAGTTTGAGCAGGCATGGCTGGCATACCCCAAACGTGCTGGTGGCAATTCAAAATCAGCAGCCTTCAAAGCCTGGAAAGCCCGTTTGAACGAGGGGGTAAACCCCGAAACCATGCTGGAAGGTGTGAAACGCTACGCGGGCTGGGTATCTGCGATGGGCAATAGCGGCACACAATTTGTGAAACAGGCTGTCACGTTCTTTGGTCCGGATCGTCATTTCGAAGAATCCTGGGAAGTTCCTGCGGTATCTGCAGCCAGACGCGATGACCCGTACTTCAAAGCCAGTTACGACAACGTGGACTACAGCCAGATCCCGGCAGGATTCAGGGGGTGATCATGAGTCTGTTAAATGACGTTCAGAAATTCATTGAAGCCCATCCGGGGTGTGCTTCCGGAGACATTGCGGATGCTTTTGCAGGTTACTCACGACAGCGCGTTCTGCAGTCAGCAAGCAAGTTACGTCAGAGTGGGCGTGTGGCTCACCGTTGTGAAGGGGATACTCGCAGACATTTCCCGCGCCAGACTGAGGTTTTGCAGGAATCGGAACCGCAACCAGTTCGTGAAACCAGACCTGTGCGCAATTTCTATGTCGGCACTAACGACCCCCGGGTGATTTTGTGCCTGACCCGCCAGGCTGAAGAACTGGAGTCCAGGGGCTTATACCGTCGTGCTGCAACGGTGTGGATGGCGGCATTCCGTGAAAGCCACTCCCAGCCAGAACGAAACAATTTTCTGGCGCGTCGTGAGCGGTGCTTACGGAAAAGCAGCAAGCGCGCTGCATCGGGTGAAGAGTGGTATCTGTCAGGGAATTACGTGGGGGCTTAATGAGTAATAAATATTGCCAGGCGCTGGTGGAACTGCGGAACAAACCAGCCCATGAACTGAAGGAAGTGGGCGATCAGTGGCGCACGCCGGACAACATTTTCTGGGGAATTAACACCCTGTTTGGCCCGTTTGTTCTGGATCTGTTTACTGACGGTGATAACGCCAAATGTGCCGCGTATTACACGGCGGAAGATAACGCGCTGGCGCATGACTGGTCAGAACGTCTTGCGGAGCTTAAAGGTGCTGCCTTTGGTAATCCCCCATACAGCCGCGCCAGTCAGCATGAGGGGCAATACATCACCGGCATGCGTTACATCATGAAACATGCCAGTTCCATGCGTGATAAGGGCGGGCGCTATGTTTTCCTGATCAAAGCTGCCACCAGCGAAGTGTGGTGGCCGGAAGATGCGGACCATATTGCTTTTATTCGCGGGCGTATTGGTTTTGAACTGCCTGCCTGGTTTATCCCGAAGGACGAGAAGCAGGTGCCGACAGGAGCTTTTTTCGCTGGTGCTATTGCTGTTTTTGACAAGACCTGGAAGGGACCGGCAATCAGCTACATCGGGCGCGATGAACTTGAGGCATGTGGTGAGGCGTTTCTGGCGCAGGTTCGCCAGCAGGCGGAAAAACTGGTCAGGGAGATGGCGGCATGACGACGTTAACTCAATGCCAGCAGCAGGTGCTGGATATGCTGATTTCTTATCAGAAAGAACGTGGCTTCCCGCCAACCAATCAGGAGGTGGCAACCATGCTGGGATACCGTTCGGTGAATGCAGCGGTGGAGCATCTTCGCGCACTGGAGAAAAAAGGCGTCATCACGATAAAGCGTGGTGTGGCCCGGGGGATCACGCTTCATACCGCGGTGAAGGACGACGACAGCGAGGCGGTCGGGATTATCCGCTCACTGCTTGCCGGTGAGGAAAACGCAAGGCTGCGTGCAACTCACTGGTTACATGAGAGAGGCCTGAAAGTATGAAGCTGATCCTGCCTTTCCCGCCCAGCGTGAACACGTACTGGCGACACCCCAACAAAGGGGCATTTGCTGGTAAGAGCCTGATAAGCGAGGCGGGGCGAAAATTTCAGAGCGCGGCGTGCGCAGCAATAGTTGAGCAGTTACGTCGTCTGCCGAAACCAACGTCGGCACCTGCTTCAGTGGAGATCGTGTTGTTTCCTCCGGATAACCGGATCCGCGATCTGGACAACTATAACAAGGCGCTGTTTGACGCCCTGACCCACGCGGGTGTGTGGGAAGACGACAGCCAGGTGAAAAGAATGCTGGTGGAGTGGGGACCGGTTATCCCGAAAGGGAAGGTCGAGATCACTATCAGTAAGTATGAGAAACCGGCGGGTGCAGCCGCCTGATTAAGAGGAGAAACGAAGTATGAATAATCTGATGGTCATTGATGGTATTGAAGTTCGTCGTGATGCTTATGGGCGTTACAGCCTGAACGATCTGCACAGGGCAGCCGGGGGAGAACAAAAAAAACGCCCGAAATACTGGCTCTCCAATAAGCAAACCTGTGAATTGATTGAACAACTTTTCACCGAGGGTGGAATTCCGCCTCTGGAAAAGAATCAACCAGTTAGCGTTATTAATGGCGGAAATAACCAGGGGACGTATGTCTGCAAAGAACTGGTGTATGCCTATGCAATGTGGATCAGCCCGTCATTCCATCTGAAGGTGATCCGTACTTTCGATATGGTAACCAGCGCACCGGAAAAATTATCCGGGCAGGCTGCTGACAAGATGCAGGCTGGTGTGATTCTGCTGGACTTTATGCGTCGGGAGTTAAACCTGTCTAACTCATCTGTGCTTGGTGCCTGTCAGAAACTCCAGGAGGCTGTTGGCTTACCGAATCTGGCACCGCGCTATGCCATTGATGCTCCTGCTGACGCGCCTGATGGCTCAAGCCGTCCCACGCTGTCACTGAGTGCACTGCTGAAGCAGTATGGTATCCGCCTGACAGCTAATCAGGCATATCACCAGATGGTGAAGCTGGGGATCGTCGAGCAGCGCGAACGATACAGCCGTACCGCGATTAACAACATCAAAAAATTCTGGTCGCTGACAGCGAAAGGCTGCATGTTCGGCAAGAACATCACCAGTCCCGCAAATCCGCGCGAGACGCAGCCGCATTTCTTCGAATCCCGATTCCCTGAGCTGTTAAAGCTGCTCGATACCGTTCATTGAGGTGACCGTGAGAGCACTACTGACCCCTGAAATTGCCCCGCGTATGGGGATCGTATTGTTCAGGCCAGGTTCAGAGCTGATGCCCCTGTTTATGCAGGGGCGTGTCCTGCTGGAGCCTGAGCCGGAACGTTATTCATCTTTCGCCAGTGGTGCCGTTCCGGCGGCATCACAACCGCTGGCGGATGATCCTGCCGTTCGGGCCGTGTTCCGCAATGAGGCAGTGATCCGTCGTGCTGGTGGCGTGGAATGTCTTGAAAGCTGGTTACTTCGTGAAAAAGGCTGCCAGTGGCCTCATTCCGACTGGCACAGCGAGAACATGACCACAATGCGACACGCGCCGGGCGCAATCCGTCTGTGCTGGCACTGCGATAACCAGCTGCGCGATCAGTTCACGGAACGGCTGGAATCAATGGCAACGGATAACTGTGCCCGCTGGGTGTTGTCTGTCGTGCGTCGGGATCTCGGTTTTGATGACAGTCACGTTGTGACAATGCCGGAACTGTGCTGGTGGCTGATTCGTAATGATCTGGCGGATGCCTTACCGGAAAGTGCAGCCCGTAAGGTACTGAGATTACCGAAGCCTGTTGTGCCGTCTGTCACCCGGGAAAGTGACCTTGTGCCTTCGGTTCCTGCCACCAGCATCATCCAGGATAAAGCGAAAAAGGTGCTGGCGCTGAAAGTGGATCCGGAGTCGCCGGAGTCTTTTATGTTACGCCCAAAACGTCGCCGCTGGGTTAATGAAAAGTACACGCGATGGGTTAAGACGCAGCCGTGCGCATGTTGTGGAAAACCTGCTGATGATCCCCACCACCTGATAGGTCACGGTCAGGGTGGAATGGCTACAAAAGCGCATGACCTCTTTGTGTTGCCTTTGTGCAGAAAGCATCACGACGAGCTGCATGCGGATACCGTGGCATTTGAAGAGAAGTATGGCTCCCAGCTGGAGCTGATATTTCGTTTTATCGATCGTGCACTGGCAATTGGCGTGCTGGCCTGATTTTGTGGAGAAAGTTGATGCGTGATATGTATGAAGTATTGGACCGCTGGGGTGCATGGGCTGCAGCAGATAACAGTGGTGTGGACTGGCAGCCTGTTGCTGCAGGGTTTAAAGGTTTACTACCTCATGGAAAGAAAACACGCCAACAATGCGATGATGATGAAGGAATCATGATTGACAGCTGTGTTGCGCGATTGCGGAAATATAAGCCCGAAGAGTATGAGTTGGTTATTGCTCATTTTGTTATCGGCATCTCACTAAGAACTATTGCAAAGAAGCAGAAGTGTTCTGATGGGACAATAAGAAAAGAGTTGCAAACAGCTCTTGGTTTTCTGGATGGTGTGCTTTCAATGTTGTAATATTAGGGGGAATTACCCCCCTTTTTTTCTCTGTTGCTTTAATAAAATTTTAATATTTTGTCTGATTATGATGAGGCAATGTAATAAAAGAAATACCGTTAGTATTGCAAGCCATACGCAAAATAAGCATGCATATAAATTAGTTGAAAGTCCAATAGTGAATTGTGCAATTGCTGTTGTGATAGAACATAATATTGATGTATTAATAAATGAGGATAAATTGTCTAAAGGTTTATAAAGTACACTATCATTGATTTTGTCAATAGGTATACCAGTGGCAATGCTATAAATTTCCTTATATTCCTGAGTTGCAAAAACCTTATCGCGTAAATTTATTATGACAAAGGTATGCAGGCTCAATAAAAATGAGCCCACGGAAATAAAACCGGAGAAGAGATAGCCTCGTAAGTTTTTATGATAAAACTCAAAAAAGTTAACACTTACTTTAGGTGTGTTTCTGTACAATAGGTAAAGTGCAAGCAATGCCAGGATCGAGAATGCAAGCAGTGTAAGGTACTGATACCTCAATCTTTTATTTATTAGCCATTCATATAAAGGCATTTTTATTCGTCCCGTTCAGCATTTCTTCTTTTATCATATCAAAAACAGGGTTTGTTGTATAATTATCGTTTGTCAATCCATTGACTTTATCGGCAATTATATCGAAATCGTATGTTTCAAAAAAAACAGGGCAGTTCATAAAATCAATGGTTTTTTCTATTCCTGCATGGTTTACTGCAATAACCTGTGCTTTAGCAACTCCACTCATAGAATTATAAATATTTGAAAGATTCTGAGATAGTTGTTGCACTTTTGTTCTGTCGCTAGAATTAAAATTCATATCTATTGTGGTGGTGTTAACAAATTGTTCAAGCGCAGTCATTGGTCCACCTTTAAAATCTATATAATTAAATTTAAAGCTTGTGCTTTTAATCTCTTTGAATTGACATAAAACACTCTGAATGTTGTTTTTATTTGTCATAAGGCTGAAAGTCAGTCTTTCTTTGTATTTTTTATTTATTGCAGTTACTTCTTTTTGTTTTGGTTTATCACCAAGTTTTTTTATTTCTTCTTTATTTTGATTTCTGATAAATTCATTACTTATTGTTTCTAAATGAGAAAAGAGAGTGTTCAGACTGCATGAACCGTGGTGATACATATAGAGACCAGAAAGATTAGATTTTTTAATTAAGAAAAAGTTGAAATTAGCAAGTTTGTCACTTCCTTGAAGATCTTCAATTTTAAGCTGGAATTTACCATCAACAAATTGCGACTTACAGTTCTTTTTTTGGTTTCTGAATGTGACAACTAATCCATAATAGAAATCATTCACATCCGAAATGAGAATTTTACGAGTATAGTCTGTGCGACTGTGTTCTCTGTTTGATGCGTTGATAAAAGCATTCATTACGTCAACGGTATTAATATTTTTGTTATTGTTATTTATTGTAAATCCTATGCTTCTAACTTTCATGTGTATTCCAGGACCGACTAAAGATAGCGAGAATGGGGACGCATAGTTTATAAAAATCCTAACGCGTACGCAAAAAGTATTATATCGTGTTAAGAGTGGTTACTTCGCCACACAACTTAAACCCGCCGCTGAGCGGTTTTTTTGTACCTGTAAACCTTGTGCAGTACAGTAAACACGCTGGTGGTCGTGAATACTGGCTTTTTATCTTGCTGGCTTTTTAGACAAGAGTTATTGGTATGTCATGTTAACCGGAAAAAGGAAAGTTTGAGAAACGCGATCTGGCACAGGCGGTTATTAATGCTGCCTACCTGGTGGCCTGTGCAGATGGTGAATGTGAGGCTTCCTAGAAAGCGAAGATCGAACAGGTACTGCGTAATCAGCCTGCGCTGTCCGCGTTTACGTCAGAAATTAATGCGATTAGCGCAACCATTATCGGTCAGCTGGATACGAACTTTAAAATTGGTCGTCGTGCGGCGTTACGTGAGATCGAGGATGTGAAACACGATACGCGTGAAGCGGAAGATGTGCTGGATGTGGCGGTGGCCATTGCGGAGGCAGACGGCGAAATTGAGCCGGAAGAGCGCAAGGTGCTGGAAGAGATTGCCGGTGTTCTGGGTCTTCGTCTGGAGAATCACCTGTGACGGTAAAACTGCGCCTGGCTGTGGCTGCACTCCTGCTGTTTCTGGTGGTGATGGTGGATTTCACCAGCAGAATCATGTCGGTGCTGGCGGATGGGGTGCTGGTCTGCGGCATTGTGGTATTGCTGTGGCCGGTGATAAAAAGAAACAGCCTGCATAATGCTTGATTTTTTTGTTTGCTGTTTATTAAAAACACTTCTGCATGGTGAATCCCCCTGTGCGGAGGGGCGATCAGCAACCAGGTATATGGGATAATCGCGGATTCAGGTGCTGATACTGAATTCACCGGGAGGCACCCGGCACCATGCTTTGCCACAAAAGTGTTGTTTCTGTTTTTCTCAAACTATCATCGTTATCCCTTTATTTCCGGCTGCGCATGGCGTGGCCTTTTTTTTACGACCAGCCACTGGCAGATGGCCATCCTGTAATTTGATTCCGGTTCCGGCTTTTTAACTCTGTTCCTGTACACGGGAGAAATTCGATGTCGATTAAACATTATGATGTTGTCAGGGCGGCGTCGCCGTCAGACCTTGCGGAAAAGCTGACACACAAACTGAAAGAGGGCTGGCAGCCATTTGGCAGCCCGGTGGCCATCACGCCTTATACTCTGATGCAGGCCATTGCGGCGGAAGGTGATGTCACCACACCTGTGTTGGTGAAGCCGTCGGATGGAGAAGGCACAGTAATCAGCGCCACCAGAGACCCGGAGTATTACTTTGTTGTGGTTCTGGCGGGGCAGTCAAACAGCATGGCATATGGTGAAGGCCTTCCGCTGCCGGAGACATATGACCGTCCGGACCCGCGTATTAAGCAGCTGGCGCGCCGCAGTACGGTGACACCGGGCGGTGCAGCATGCAAATATAACGACATCATTCCGGCGGACCATTGTCTGCATGATGTGCAGGACATGAGCCGCCTTAACCATCCGAAAGCGGACCTGTCAAAGGGGCAGTACGGAACCGTGGGGCAGGGGCTGCATATCGCCAAAAAACTGCTGCCGTTTATACCGGCGAATGCGGGCATTCTGCTGGTTCCGTGCTGTCGTGGTGGTTCAGCGTTCACCACCGGAGCTGATGGCACATACAGTGACGCGAGTGGTGCCTCGGAGAATTCAACCCGCTGGGGTGTGGACAAGCCGCTGTATAAGGACCTTATCGGTCGAACAAAAGCAGCACTGAAGAAGAACCCGAAAAATGTGCTGTTTGCCGTGGTGTGGATGCAGGGGGAATTTGATTTTGGCGGTACGCCGGTAAATCACGCAGCACAGTTTGGTGCGCTGGTTGATAAATTCCGTGCAGACCTGGCGGATATGG